AATACGAGAGAAGGGCGTACAAGTCTCCTGAGTTTTTTATCAACAAGGACGTTCTCGAGTTCAAAAACGATTTTCAGAACTATTTGGAAGAAAAGAAGACTCATGTCTCCAAGTTCACGCTTCCCTTTACTCAAACGAATGAAGGCTGTGTCGGGCGTCCGATAGATTTTGAATTTCGTCCGGGAGAACTAACAGTGTTGGCGGGTGAAAACGGTTCTGGCAAATCTCTTTTGCTTGGTCAGATCGGACTTCACCTCATTTCATGCGGAGCTTCTCTCTACATTGCTTCCTTTGAAATGGCTCCGGTACGGACGATCGAAAGAATGCTCATGCAGACGGTCTGCAGCACTGAGAAACGGATGATTGAAGAGCCTGATGTTGACCTCTTCTTCAAACAATTCGCCTCAAGGATGCGAATTTGCGATCTGCAGCGGAAAGTTACGCCTAATGAACTGCTGCGCCTGCTGGATTCCGCCGTCCAAGACTACAAATCGAACATCCTCTTTGTCGACTCTCTGATGATGTGTGTCAGAGACGATATGGACAAGAAGGAAACCGACTACGTTATGGGAAAACTGGTCGAGTTTGCAAAGGTCAACAACGTCCACATCGTGGTGGTCGCACATTGCCGGAAGCGTGGAGACGGCGGTTCAAAAACCTATTCGGTGTTTGATTCTGCGACGAAAGAATCCATTAAGGGAAGCTCCAATATCACCAACATTGCATTCAACGTTTTTGTGTTGGCCCGCGATTACAGCAAGGTTCAAAAGAAGGCTGAAGGAAAAGATGTCGATGACACAAAACCCGATTTTGTCTTGAACCTATGCAAGCAGAGAAACGGTGCTTGGGAAGGGTTCATCAAGCTTTGGAGGGACAACGCCAGTCTGAATTTCTGCACATCGTGGACGCGTGTTCCGGTGAGGCCGTGGCTGGAGCTAACACAGTCAGAGCCTGCGCCTGAACCCTACTTTTAGGAGGTTTTATGTCAGAGAGTGCATGGCAGTTGCTGATGATCATTTTGGCGCCGGTGGTGTTCATCAATCTGGTGCTGTTTGGGCTACTCGTGAGGGCTGCTTTTCAACTCAGCCAGGAGAAACATCATGAGCTTTGACTTCGCTTACTTGTTCAAATTCCTCGGTTGGATGGGAGGTTTGCTTTATCTGGCTGATGTCGGTTGGTTTGCCTACAGGGGTTCAAACATTGATTACAGCCTGAAGATTTTGGGGATGGTTATTGCTGTCGATTTCGTTTGTGCTTTCCGAAGGAAGTCTGAATGAGCGGGTGCTGCCTCTACTGCATTCATGCTCAGGCCTTTTGGATAGGACCTGACGGGAAGAAGCATCTGCCTCCAAAACAGTCCTTTGGGGACATGAACATCTACTGTCACCATCCGGACAAAGGCGCCGGAATCGAGTGCTATCCGGTCTCGTTTGCTCGATGCTCCGTGTTCGAGCAGGCAGGAGACGAGCAAATTCAACGCAGGAGAGACTTCTTCTCGCAGTTTGAGCGTTGGCCTTCACACGCTCAGATCATCGCTCAACGGAACTCTAATGTTCTGGAAACAGCATTAAAGAATTCAACCAAACAACACAAACTCAATCAGGAGGGATAAATGAAAAGGTTTTTACAAGCAAAAGGACGGCTCAGGGCCGGGGAAATGAATCGGACCGAGGCCGCTTATCGAGATTACCTTGAGCAACAGAAAAATGCAGGGTTAATTCTCAAATATTGGTTCGAGCGCTTCACTTGGAAGATTGCTTCAAATCGTTGTTCCTACACGCCCGATTTTTTGGTCATGCGTCCGGATAGATCTCTTGAACTCCACGAGGTCAAAGGTTCCCCGAAAATCTTTGCAGATGACAGCAAAGTTAAATGCAAGGTTTGCTCGGATGAGTGCCCGATTCCGCTGTTTGTCGTCACGCCTAAACCGAAGAAAGAGGGAGGGGGCTGGAATGTATTGGCCTACTAGCACTGAAGGTTATGTTTTCTGGATGATCAATTGCTACGTCGCGATGTTCGTCTTCCTTTGGATCTTCAAATGGATTACGGATTATTTAGAACGCCGCGACAAACTCAGAAAAAAGGTTGAGTTCTGGGGGCTGTCAGCTCTCGGGGTTACTTATCTCTACTGCATGCTTAGCTACTTGAGGACTCTTGGATGACAGAAACAGAACAAAAACTCATTGATGATCTCAGACCTCGTTTGGACAATTGGCGGCGGGCATATCGTGACCGCGTTGTTAAAAACGTCTCAATTGCCTACGCGGTAGAGAGAGCTCTCGCATTGACAAGAAACAAGACGGATTTCTCTGAGGACTACGCAGAGGATGATGGCAACAGCGGCATGAAGGCCCGCGAAGTCGACATGAGGGACGCGGATTTTCTCAATGTCGTTTGGCAAAACTTCTCGGCGCCGGGAACCGAAGTTCTCTCCATCGGAACCCATGGTCTGAATGTCCGGACAGCGAAACTGATTG